AAATGGGTTTCTTGCTTCTTGTTCTTCGTAGCTTTCTGGGTCTAATGAGCTACCGCCATAACCTGCATACTCTTCTATTTCTTCAGGGTCGTAACCCATAGCGATTAATTCAGAAACAGATTTAATCATTCTGTGGGCAACGTAAGAAGCAGTTTCTATGTTGCGTGCGTGTCTTGAAATTAATATTTCTTCTGGTGGTACAGACTCAATACATACTTGGTCTTTTGGTTTTAATCGTCTGATTGTAAGGTCGTAGCTTACTGGTATTTCTTGAGTAACTTCTTCACCGCTGATTGGGTCGAAAGTAGTAATAGTTTCTTGCGTGGCTGACTCTTCTATGACTTCTACGTTTTTATCTAGTATTAATGCTTGATAAGATTGTGGGTCAATGTTGCTGTATTCGTGCGTGGTAGCTGTAACTGAATCATCCCAAAATACTTTTACAAAACCAGTCTTTCTTACTAACGCATCTTTGAATACATCGTATAAAACTTGGAAGCCTGGATTTTTTTCTCTGATTAAATAATTAATATAATCGGTTTGTTGTTCTGCAAGTTGGATGTCCTCTGGTCCTTTTGGTACAAACTCTACAATCTTCTTAGTACCAAAAAATGTTCGCATGATTGACGGAAGCATAAACAAAACACTTTCTCTAACATCAGTAGAAACATATTCTGACTGAAGCGTGCTTGTGCCTTCTGGTTCATTACCAAGATAATATTCAGTTGACTCAGCTCTTTCCGATCCGACTTGATGAATGAAATCTTTTGCATCATCCATTTCTGATTTAATAACACCAACAAGGTTATCCATGTCCATTGCTTCTTGCACTTCAACCTTCATTGTTTCTTCTGTGATTTTTTTTGCCATACTTTATTCCTGTAACAATCCTTTGTAATATTTTTTAAACTCTTCTGGTTTATAATTTTTTGAAAAATCTATAGCTGCATCTTTATTTTTACCAAAAGATATTACGTTTCCAGATTTCTTTGCATATTCTAAAGCTTGATCTTCATTCAAGTCTAATTTTTTATACTCACCATCTTCAAAAATTATATTAGGATAAGCATACCAATTACCTTTTTTGTCTGGAGTTGCAGACATAAAGTGAGTTTGCATCCTACCGCCTTCATCAAAAATACTTGGTGTGGGATAATTTTGTGGATTTATAATTCTGTCTACAAAAGGCAAGTCTTTGTTTTGATACAGTGTTCCCATATTTTGTATGTTCATCATTTTTATCAAATCTTCAACTTTATAATCCATTATCCAACTCTAATTATTCTTGATTTAAGTGGTTGTCTAAAATTATAGCCGAATTGACTTCCACTTCCACTAAAACTTGCAGCACTACTTGCCATTGTCAATGCAAGTGCATCTGCTTTATCTGGTGACTTGATACCTCGCTTGCGCATCTCGTCTTTACTTTCTATTTTTATTTTACCACTAGAAGTATATTTATATAAGGGGGAAGCTAACTCGGCTTCTAATTCATCATCAACTGGTAATCTGCAATCTCTATGCGACAACCAATCTTTGATTGCAAACCACAGCTCCGCACGCAAGTTTAAATAATTTTTTTTAGTCGCTGGTGCTTCGGCAACATTCACGCCACGCACGGGCAAGTTCTGCTCGGCTAGTCTGTCGACTACGCCTGCGCCCAAACCAATAACGTCAACTAATATTTCTTGTGGTTTTTCAATAGCAGTAGAATCATCGTATCTGTTTTTTATCACACCACATAATTGCATTAAGTCCATTGAAGGAAAAGATTGTATTTCAAGTACATGGTTTCCCTGACGCACGCATAGGGCTGAGTTATCGCCACCAAATCTTGCGACATCCAATCCCCAAATGATAGGTTCGCTTGCTGCGAGGGCTACATCTCTGTCGATTGCGCTTTTAATTAAATCCATTGGTATAACCGTATCGTCATCCGCGGAGGGGAATAAGCCCATCACCTCCACGCGCGCAACGGTAGAATCTTCGCCGTACTGCTCAATCATCTTAGAGAAGAGTTCCTTGTCCGTGCCTTCGACCGTGCGTGAGTCGATTTGCTCGTTTTTCCAGAAGGATTTTGCGCTGTGGAAAGAATCGTAGAATGGGCCTTGATTCCTGCGTGGGTTGGAGAACGTAAACCAAAAACGGTTAGGCGTGGGTTCGGAGAAGAACCCTTCGCTGACTGAATAAATAGGAGAAGGAATACCAGACGCTTCATCCATAATCAGGCATACGCCATAAGATGAATGGATGCCTGCAAACGCATCTGGATTTTCCTCACTCCATAACTGTGCTTGGGCGTAATAATAACCAGTATCTATTTTTAAGTCTCGCTCTAATGCTTCATCAAACCATGGTGCTGGTTTTATGGTTGTGGCAGTCTTTGACCACCAATGAGAGTTAATAGATAGCGTGAGCCATTTACCTAGCTCTGCCCATGTTCTACTTCTTAACTGTTGTTCGGTGTTAGCAGTAACAATTACTGTTGATCCTAACCTAGTTGATAACATCCAAAGAATAATCCAAGCAACCAAAGCTGATTTACCAATACCACGACCTGAGGCAACTGCCATTCTAAACATCTCTGGTAAATCTTTAACACCATTACGTTGAATGTGTATTGTCATTTCTCGCAAAATTTTTTCTTGCCACTTCCTTGGTCCTTTAAAATCTTCGAGGGGGGTGTCCTTCATTCCCCATGGGAAGGCAAATTTGACGAAGTTTAATGGATTATCTTTAACCACAGGTGACCATAGTTCGGTCATTAATAGCTTTTCTTCTTCTGGTTTATATTTCATTCAAATTACCTAAAAAAAATTATTCCACAATGTATATATATACGTACTACCCACGCACACGCAAAGGGGGGGGTAAAATCTATTTACTAGCATATTTATATAACAGCACACGCACACGCATGAAAGGGGATAACTGTTCTATTAGCACGCATACGCAAGAACGCACAGCTGTTGTGCGTGAACGCGTGAACGCGTGTATGCGTATGTGCGTTAGTCTTTAACATCTTTTAAGTTAAGCGTTTCTTGTTCCAGAGTTTCGCCTTCTATTATTCTGTTGCTTGCGTGCGTGAGTGCGTCTTTTAGATTTACGTTGATAACCTTCTCTTGTCTGTCCGCCCAGTTGTCCGGATCTCTATTTTTTAAGAAAAAGATTGCGGAAGTTTCTTTGCCTTCCATTGCGTTCTGGAATACTTTGTTAGCTACAAGTTGAACTGCTTTATATCTTCCCTTTTTTATAGCGTGTGCAAATTGCTCGTTACGTTTCTTTTCTCTTGTTATCGTTGAGATATTTACACCAAGTAATGTTGCAATCTGTGTTTCACTTAAACCATCGCCAGACCATGCTGAGATCTGGTTATAATCTTCTTCATTTAGTTTCGCCAACTTTCTTTTCCTTCCTGGTTTCTCCTTGCTCATGCCATATTCTAGGCTATTTTGCACATTCAAATAAGTATTTAATAAATAAAGAGTTATATATGTTGCATTTACGTATACGTAATGCTACTATCCCTATTACTAGATTTAATTATCTAGCATTTATGGAGAAAAAAACTATGTTAAATATAAAAGAACAACCAACTTGTAAAGAGTTAATACATGACAAATTTAACCAAGTTGAGCAAACATACCAAGAAGCAAATAATTTCTTTAACGAGTATGACAATGCTACAGAGGGAGAACAAATAGCCCTTGAGGTTATTGATAAACATAAAGGAAATTATTTTCACGAATACGAAGATTTCTTTGATTATGTAAATAACAATGCTTTATCTTGGGATTGGGTTGACGCTGAAGATGAAAAAAATCCTGGTTATTATAGATTGCAGCTCTCATGGGGTGGACCAAGTGACGAGTTCAGAATTTATACCATAGGCGATACGTTAGATATTGATTGTATTAATTATCATTATATGGATTGGTTTGACGGTGCATCTATTCCTGTGTCTGAAGATACTTTGTCTTTTGATGTTTGCCAGATGATTTTAGACTTAGAGGTATAAACAATGAAATACCAGATAATAATTAACAACGGAACTCTTAAAGGTTTTATAGCCTTTAAGGGTTCTTGTCTTGCAACCATGCAAGATAAATTTAAACGCCTAGAACAACAAGGGCATAAACTAAAACTTATAAGGGAGAAATAATGGAGAATATATATCCTAGTGATTCATGGGGAATTTTTAACGCTGAAAGCGAATATAAAGACGTTAAAGGCATACACCCAAATAAAACGATAGACATAAATCTATTTACTGATGATATGACTGGAGAAAAGTTTTTAGCTATATATCCAGTAGATGAAAGCGGAGAAACAGACTGCACAAAGTCTTTAGGGTTTTATAAATTAGAGGCGGTGACACAATGAAAACAACTAACTACTTATTTATATATACAACCAAAGACGCAAAGATTAAAAAATACGAGGTTAAATGTTTATTTAAAAAAGACGCATACCTTAATTTTTTTAAAGACGTAAAAGCAAAAAATGTAATAGATTTTGAGATACACAGACAAAACGAGGGAGGAACTATCTAATGGAAATCAAATTAAATACTTGGGATATAAACGAAGCAATACAAGATTATTTAAAAAAGAAATATAAACTTGATATTGATATAACCAATGACTTGGAAATGTATCCATGCCTTGAACATACTGTGCGTAAATATGATTATAAGAAGTTTAAAAACGGCAAATATAAGACAGACAAAGACGGCTATAAGATTATTGATGATAATACAATTAAATATGAAACCGAATACGCGGAAATAACCGAAGATTCAAAAATCAGTTTTTATATTTATTAGGTGACACAATGAGCGTTGAATTATCTAAATTAACAGCTAAAAAACATTTTATAACTGATTTAATAACCGCAATAGATGAAGATCTACAAGACGGTAATGAAGATCATGTCTATAAACTATTTAATGTAATGTTAGGATTTACACCTAACCAAGAAATATTAACTGATTATATAACGGGGGAACTTAACCAATGAATATAAATGAAAAAGAAAAACTTAACGAAGTTATAAACGAGTTAAGCGAAGCGATGGATGAATATGAGTCTTTAAATGATCAATGGATTAGAGATTGTTTAGAAGATAAAGAATATAACTTGCTTATAGGCGCATTAATACCTTTAGCATCTATGCAAAGGGCAAGTGAAAAACTACAGCAATTATGGGTTAATCAATAATGCCAGATATAAATCAAAACATATTAAAGAAACTTAAAAGAAAATACCCAGGCTTGCCAGTCGTGGGAAGTCCTAAAGATTGGGAACGCATTGAAAAGATGTTGAGCAAGGATGACTTAAAACTATATAAACTAATAACCAAAAGGGGGAAATGATGACTAAAAAATATATAGCAAACGACATAACTGAACTATCAAATCAATTAAGTATTAATGACATGATAGAACTAATAAACTGTTTTTCTGATGATATAGACGTTTATATAGGAACTGCTGGCAATCATCAAATCAGCTCAGAAGTATCTTTTGCTTGTCCTAATGGACACATGATACAAATAAATACCAAAAGTTGTGATGAATTTGAAAATCTAAAAGATTGGAAATTTTTAACCGATGGTTTAAAAAATGAGAGGTTAAACTAATGGACATTCAACTATTACCAATATTAATTTTTATGGCGTTCTGTTTATACGCTACAGCTCTAATCATGAACGATAGCGATAAAAGAAAATGATATTTTCAATAAACATAAACGGCAGTATTGTTGATTGGTGCTATAACTTAGATTGCCAGGACAAACAATACCATAAAACCTGGATTCCTAAACTAAGGGATATTCAAATACTATCTAAAGATCTAAACGGCTTAACAGTAAGCGAGGTTAAAAAGATAATCTTAGAAGATATCCAACCAGATATAAACATGGTTAAAGAACATAACAACAAACTAGCGAGAGCGAGGAGAATGGGGAGATGAATGAAGCAATACAATTAAAAATGTCTGAATGGACTAATAAAGGCGATGATGTAAGTATGTTTAAATTTGCATCAATGCTATTTATAACAGCACCAGACGGAAAAGAAAAAGAACTACAAGACATTGTAGACCATGCGGAATACTTAGCTAATAATATAAATGACATTGAATTAGCTAGGGCAAAAAAAGAAATACAACAACTATTAGAGGGGTAAACTATGACCAATAACATGACATTTAACATAGCTTTTGGTAAATATTCAGCTTACTTTAGAGATAGAGGATTTGGT